AGATACGCGCCGCTCAGGTCCGCGCCGCGCAGGTTCGCGCCGCGCAGATACGCGCCGCGCAGGTTCGCGCCGCGCAGGTTCGCGTCGCCTTCAATCGCTGCTTTGAGGGCGATTTCTATGCTGTTCACATCTGCGCTATGAGCGAACAGAACTGCGCCAGTAATCCAGTGTTTGATCTCAACCTTCATGTCGTCCTCTATCAGTTACCGTCGTATATCCGCTTCGCCTAACCTGCCGCGCCCTCAAAAGTACGGAAGGGCAGGCAGAGATCGCCATCGATGCGCGCTATCCAGAATCCAAAGCGCATGTAGAGGTGGGCTTTCATGTCATATCCTTCGTAATGCTTACTGCTCTGTAGGGAGAGGGCCGGTGCTGATCTCCGGCTTGCCACGGCGAATTGCGCAGCGCGGCGCTATCTCGTGGCGAATGGCCTTGGGCGGCTAGACGCGCATCAGCCTGCGCATTCCTCTCCCTGCAAAGCAGTCACCACCAAACCATCCACTTCGCGTCCCATGGAATCGTCACGTTATGGTCTTTTATCCGATGACCATCAGAGCAGACATATTCCACGACAATCATCATGGCAAATTGAAGCGGTATGAACGTAGCTACATAGCCGGTCTTCATGTCACACCTCTGCTCGATCCCGTGCGGACTGCTCCGCGATCTGCTCATTCATCGTTTCGATCTCGCGCTTCACAACTCGATCGAACGCGTCCCATACAATCCGGCCGATCAGCACCAAATTCGGGTTCGTGTCGTCCTCGATCAACAACTCGAACAGCCGGGTTTCGGCCTTGTTGCAGGCGTCCAGCTCGTCGTAAAGCTCATGACGGGCGATCGTCTTGCCTACCTCGCGTTCCAGTGCCGCGGGATCGACCGTAAAGCCGGCGCGGAAGGTGTTGACGAGCGTGGACATGATCAGCGCCGCCCCATACCACCAGAAGCCGCACCGGCACCGTTACCACTCGCACCACGCCCACCACCATTCCCGTTGTGCCCCATCCCACCAGCCGTAGCGCTACGACCACCGCTGGCGCCAGACGAAGCGTGACCGCCATTCCCGCCGATGCCGTGGTCGACCCACGTAGTCGGTTGAGAACTGCACGCCACTAAGGCGATCAGTAAGAGTGCGGCAGCGTATTTCATGGTCGGCTCCGTTAAAGCGCTTCGCGCAGATTCTCGATTTCATCGATCAGCGCGGAAAGATCCTCTTTCGTCTCTTCAGGCGATCGGCTCTTGTCCGCCCAATAGGATCGGACGACATCGAGAAGTTGTTCGTAGTCCATAGTCTTTCTCCTGTAGCGGGCACGGTTGGTCAGGCAAGCAATGCGCTCACAACTTTTTCTTTTGCGATAAGCTTGCCGTCTACGTAGAAAAATGTGGTGAATCCCTTTCCGCTACGCCCCGTGTTTTGCTTAGTTACGGTGCGCACTTTGTGACCGTTGATTTCTACGGTTTCCGTACCGCCGAAGCCGTGAGCATTGTTGTAGGCCATGCGGCGGATTTGCGATTCGATCGCGTCTGCATCCATCGTCCTTCCCCTTCGTAGTTGCGTTGTTCGTCTGTCGTTACGTTGTGCTTCCATGGCTCAAATATAGGCGCCTCTATATCGCGTGTCAATAGGGAAATCTATATTTTTTGAGGGCGCAAAAAAGCCCGCTGCTGCGGGCTCTCTTATGTGGGGAGGGAGAAAGTTTAGCTGCCTCGACCCATACCACCAGAAGCAGCGCCTCGACCGTTACCCGAAGCGCCGCGGCCTCCCGAAGATGCGCCGCTAGGACCGTTCCCCGCGCCGCCAGCGGCTTGATGGTCTTGGGTATTCCATACGCCACCAACCCCGACTGCTGGCGTGGGAGGGACGTCTGTTGCGCACGCTGCCAACCCCAGACAGACAGCGGTGATGATTGGTCTCATGGTCTATGTCCTTCTAGGAATTTTTATCTCGGATAGGATATCAGCCACTTTGATGATGTATTCGGCGATAGAAGATAGGTCCTCGTAAAGTTTCTGGTTGTCAGATGGAAGGCTTTTCCCTCGCGCAGCCTTCCTGTAGTCATCAAGTCTTGTTACTACTGGACTTGTTTTCAGGTTTTGCATGTCTGGTAACCTCTGGCCGAAGGTTTTGAAGGCGCTCCGCCACCTCTCTGTTCAGATCGTGGAAGGGCGAAACATCCCCACCGTATGAACGTTCGATCTGAGCATAAAGACCGGGTAAACCCTTGGCCAGCTGTATAGCCCTATCTATTTCTATTTGTACGACCTGTAACTGCGCGATTACACGGGAGATTTCTCCCAAAACGTTTGCTTCGGTAATTTCTTTCGTAGTGTTTACACCTACGCCGGCAGATGGCGCTTCTCGGTCACCTTTACCGGTTGCGAGCCATTCGGGGCGTACCCCGAGCGCTATTGCTAGGTCTATGAGGCTAGACGTGCTGTCACTATGACCGTTCTCTAGGTCAGAAAGGGTGGGTTGGGTAATTCCGGCCTTGCGCGCAAGCTCAACCTGCGTCATCCCCGCATCCTTGCGGGCGGCACGGATCCGTGATCCTAGTTTGTTCATGAGCGCATTCTTGCCCAAATCTATATCGATTCGCCTATTGACTAAAAATATAGGGTGATCTATATTGGTGCTAAGTGGATCAACGGATGCAGACATGGAACCCAACGTTCAAGACATGGTGAACACGCTGCTGGGTCGCGGGATGACCCAGAAGGCTATTGCCGACTACCTCAAGTGCAGCCAGCCCACTGTTTCCGACATGGCGGCAGGAAAGGTCGGGAAGCATCGGCCGACGTATCAGATCGTGCGCGGGCTCGAAGAACTGCTGGCTGAGAAGGTCGCGTAAGCACTTCATTTTTTACAAGGCGTCGTTAGGACGCCTTAAATTTCCGCGTTGCAGCACGTGGAACGCTACGTGGAACACCAGAAACTTTCGAAGAAGAACAAGGGAGTATCGATGCAGACCGAGATTCCGGTTTTTCAGGCGGTCAAGGAGCCTGACTGGATAGCCGAGTATTTGATTGGCCGCTTGCGCAACGAGCATGATGCCGTGCTGCTTTGCTGGAACAAGCGGCGAGTCAAGTATTCGATGAGCGACGCCGCGGCGCTGTTGGGCCTACCGAAGTCGCATCTGTCGAACATCTTGGCTGGGAAGAAGTACCTGCCTTACGACATGCGGGTTCGGTTCCAGCAGTTCTGCGGGAACTATGCGATCCGTCAGTACGAGGACAAGGTATTCGGCTTCAAGACCATCGTTGAGACGCCGCAGGAACGTGAGCTTCGAGAGCTTCGCGCAAAGGTGGCGGCATTGGAGGCAGCGGCATGAACTGCAAACCGGGTGATCTGGCGGTAGTGATTGGTTGCACGTTTACGCCTGAAATTGTCGGCCGAATTGTTGAATGCGTTCGGCTCGTCACTCCAGGGGAGATTCTAAGCGCAAATGGTTTGCGCTTAGACCCACGCGCAACTGGTCCGACGTGGCTCGTTCGCGCAACGCGTGCACTTCCCAATAGGACGTCTGGCGGACATTTACAGTGGCTTCCCGAGAGGTTTTTGGCGGATAGAAAGCTTCGCCCCATCACCGGCCTCCCCATCACCGACGACGTAACCGATGAGGTGACGATATGAGGTGCGTACTTCTCGGTGGCTTAATTTGGGGCTTGTTGGCAGTTGTGATGGCCACGGCTGGCCTCACCATCTCGACATGGCAATGGTGGGCGATATTTGCGCTCGTTCTTCTCTACGCAATCAATGTGGTGAGCTGATGACACCCCTTCTCGGAGCATTCCTAGCGTGGAGCGCCCTGATTGTCGGGCTGCTCGGGTTGTTGGGTTGGCTGATGCGGAGGAAGTGATGACGCTCGATGAGGCGAAAAAGCTCTGCGACGTCTTTAAAAAGGTGGACGGCTACTGCCGAGACTGCGCTTTTGTTGCATGCCGGGACGCTTCAGCTTTGGATCTCGGCTTCAGATGGTTTGTTGAAGACGATTCAGATTCGAAATTCCCGCACGGATGGCGTGTTTCGGTTGAAGAGATTGCGCCATGAACTGGCTCTGCATCGGCTTCGAATTCGGCTTCTTCGGCATGCTCTTTGTGGGGCTGCCGTATTTGATTGGGTCGGGTGAACTCTAATGCCTGTACGGATGTTGCGCGAAGGCATCTTGACGAGCGAGAAGGTTGATCTTCTGTCGCCGTGTGCCGAGGTGTTCTATCGCCGCCTTATGTCGGTCGTGGATGACTATGGCCGTTACGACGCCAACCCGAAGCTGTTGCGCTCGGCGTGCTTCCCGTTGAAGGACAAACTGGAGGCCAGCGAGATCCTTCCGTGGCTTCAGGAGTGCATTGATGCGGGCCTGATTCTTTTTTACCGGGACAAGGGTAAGGATTACGTACAGATTGAAAACTTCGGGCAGCAGATTCGTGCAAAAAAGAGCAAGTTCCCTGAGCCGCAGGAATCCGTTAGCAATTGCTTAGCAGATGCTAAGCAGATTCCTGCAACTGCCCACCTAGTCGGAGTCGGAGACGTAGACGAAGTCGAAGACGGAGGCGTAGGGATAAGCAGTAGCAATACGCGAGACTCGTCGGGTCCAGACGAGCCGACTCCTCCTCGTTTCGATGAAATTTCGCCAACCCGCGCGGGGCAAATCTCGTTGCTGATGCGCCAGAACGGCATCGAAGGCTGCAATGCAGCGCATCCGGTCGTCCAAGCATGGGCCGCTGATCCGCGGGTCACCGACGACTTGCTGCTCACGGCGGCTTCGATGGTGAAGGCGAGGAATGCGAAGCGGCCCGGTCCGAACTACGTGAAGCCGATCATCGAGCAGCTGCTTGACCCGCCTAAGCCAAAGGCAACCGACAACTGGGCGCAATCCGATGGCGGCATTAAGCGGAAAGCGGCCGAAATGGGCGTACGAATGCGGGGCGGAGAGAGCTACGCCGAGTTGAGAGACAGGGTTTGGGAAGCGATTAGGCGAGGAGGGGTAGCGGCATGAGCGGCGAAATGAATCCCGGAAGTCCGGTTGGAAAATGCTTCGTTTCGGGTTGCCCCCTGTTCGGAACGGTTGGCAGAGGTGCTGATTGGGCGTGCTTCTGCCACCAGAACGCGGAGTCTCGGGACTTCAGCGAGATCACGAACATGCTGTTCCGGCTTCGCGAAATCGGCGAATCGACTGTGGACATTCGGATGTGCTACGGAACGCTTGGTTGGCCTTCGGCATTCCGCCGCATCCAGCAGCGTCTTGCAGACTTCGGTCGGCCCGATCTGCTGTTCAACGCGGACGGGAAGGATACGCCGCCCGAAACGGCCGGCGGCGGAAAGACGGCACCGGTTGTGCGGATGTGGCTCGCACGCTTGGAATCAACGCTGCTGAGCGAGGCGCAGAAGATCGGCCACCAGACGCGTCAGGCATTCCATGCGGTCCCGACAGCCAAGGTGATCGGCCCTACTCATGCAATGAAGCACTACTCGGAACAGGGCCAAGAATGAGCGCAAAACAGGTTCTCGAATATCTCGCCGATTTCAAAGAAGGTGCGACGTGCCTCAAGATCGCTGGCGATCTCGAATTGCAGGTAAGGGCCGTCGAAAAATGTGTGATCTATCTCCATGCCAAAGGACGGCTGCGAGTTTTGAGCTTCGGGGACGCATTGAAAGACTCGGTATGGGGAGTGCCCGAGAAGGTCACCCCGCCGATTTTTCGGGCCATGGAGATTTTGGAAACTTTTCAGGCCGCAGCTCGGGCAAAACAAACGCAACTACAACCGGAGTGAAAATGGGTATTGTCATGAATTCGTTTGTCGCCGCTTTGATCTGGGCGGCCGTTACTTTTCAGGCGCAGGCAGCCCTTACTGTGACAGTCGTATATCTCTGGGTGATGACGGGGCTTACATGGTTCTGCATTCTTATGTCATGGGCTGACAAAAGGCCCGTCGAGAAAAACCCCGTTCGTATCCGAAGCGTTGTTTGCTTGATGATGACGCTGTGTCTTGCTTTCGCGCTTATCTTCTTCTTCGGGCTTGTATGGCTTCCCGCATTGATGGTAATTGGCCATTTGTTTTATATGGGAATTCGCGTGCACAAGTTCGAGAGCAATAAATAATCTGCTGCGTGAATAAAATGCCTACGAAGCCTACAACCCGTGAAGCCATCAAACGTGCAATCTCTGAATTCGGACCGATGACGATTCAGGAGCTTGCGGAGGAACTCGGGAAACCTGTAAAGACCATTGGCTCATGCGTAAGCGAGTCGCGCAACACTAAGGCTAAGCATTTTTACGTGAAAGAGTGGCGTCCCCAAGTCGGGATAAGCGGTCTTCCATCTGGTGTATATGCGCTCGGGAAACGGGAAGATGCTCCAAAGCCCCCAACTGATTTGAAGGCTTCTCAGGCGCGGTATTACTTACGCAACAAGGAAAAAATCAAGCTCCGAAACAAACTGAAGCGAATGCGCCGGCAGCGCAACCCATTCATGACGCTTATCCAACAGGTGACGACATGAGCATCCCAATGTTCAATTCGAGGCTCCGCGAACTCCGCAAAGAGCGGCTGCTTACGCAGAAGATCGTAGGAAGCGGCGTCAAGATGTGCCAATCCAAAGTCTGCGAACTGGAACGCGGTATCGCAACTCCGAACATGTGGGACTTGATGGAGTTTGCCCGGTTCTTCGGTGTAAGCGTGGACTACCTTGTCGGCCTTACTGACAAGCGAGAGCGTGCATGAAAGAGCGCGTTTTGAAGGCAAAGAAGTGCCGAGTATGCGAAAGGCAGTTCACTCCGATCAGCAGGATGGCAAAAGTATGCTCGGTGCCCTGTTCGTTGGAATGGACGCGGCGGCTCGCTGCCAGAAATGCGGAGCGACAGGCGCGGCAAGAACGTCGGGAGCACCGCACGGCTCGGGAGAAGCTAAAGACACGAGCCGACCATTTGCGCGATCTACAGCAGGCTTTTAACGCATGGGTTCGCGAGCGGGACGCCGGACAGCCCTGCATCTCTTGCGGCCGCTATCACGAGGGTCGTTGGCACGCGGGCCATTACCGCTCGGTCGGTTCCGCTCCCGAACTTCGATTCGAGCCGCTTAACGTCCACAAACAGTGCGCCCCATGCAACATGTATCTATCGGGAAACCTGACCGCGTATCGGATCAACCTCATCGAGAAAATCGGTCTTGAAAAGGTCGAATGGCTCGAAGGCACGCATGGGCCGGTGAAGCTAACTATGCAGCAGATTGAGCAGATGAAAGCTCACTACCGCGCCGAAGTCCGGCGCATGAGAAAGGAGTAAATATGACTATTGTCTTTCGCCGGCCTCCAGAGGAAGGGGCTACGCCGAATATGGAATATGATCTCTACATACAGAAGGAACAGATGCGCATGATGCAGGAATACCAGCGAATGTACCCTTTATACGACCCCAATACAGACACTTTACATGCGGGAGTTCGCGTGCAACCGGTGGAAGCAAAAAAAACGGACGACCATTTGCTCGTCCTTCTTTGTGAGGAGTAAACCATGAAGCTCAAGCCCTACGCAGAACTCATCGCCCTTTCGAAAGAGAAGCTAGACGCCGCACTGGCTCCTATCCGCGCACGTCAGGTCAAAACGCAAGCTGAATTAGAGATGGCAAAGATTGACGAGCAACTGATCTCGACCGAGGCGAAGATTCAGGAGCTCTGCGCGCAGAAGTCTATCGATTTTTCGGGATTGCTGAAATTGATGGATGAAGTTGCACTGGCCGAGCGCCGCAAGAAGCAATATGGCCAAATCTTGCGAGAACTGTTCCCAGACGACTGATCGAATAGCGGGCTGAATGGCCCGCAGTCGAAATGAAAATTCGGAGTTTCCGAAATTTCCACATTTCTTCGCACCCCTATGTAAAATATCCGGAGTAACCGCCAACCGGCGGATTTCCTCTAGGAGATAGTCATGGCAGGCGGTCTGAAAGACGGTTCGAACATGAAGGAAGCGACGCGCTGCGCTGAAGGTGCTCGCACGGCGAAAGCTGGCACGTATCACGGCGGCAAGCCGCCGAGCGGCCCGAAGTCGGAGCCGGTGCGCGTGAACGGCGTTCCGATGATTGGCGGGAAGGGCGTGAGCAAATGAGCAAGCTCACAGCCAAAGCCCGGAAGGAAATCCCGAAGAAAGAATTCGGGCTTCCGGGTGAGAAGAAGTACCCCATGCCGGACCGATCTCACGCTGCAAACGCAAAGGCTCGCGCGGAGCAGATGGTAAAGAAAGGCAAGCTGTCGGAATCTTCGAAGGAGAAGATTGACGCGAAAGCGAACAAGATTCTCAAGCGAGGAAAGGGGAAATGAGCGGGCCGCTCCCTTTTAAGTTCGACGGCACTTATCGGCTGTATTCGGAGCCGACGATGGAGCTTCGATTTCTCTCGCGAGAAGGCGAAAAGACCATCTTGCAGCAGAAATGGCGGGAATGGATGGAATTCGATTGTGGGGATGGCTCGGAGAATCCTTGGCGACGTCTTCCGGGATCCGAAAAGTACGGTTGGAAAGATGTGCCGCATTACCGAATGGTCGTTGTAGTAGCTGAGTAGAGCACCATCCCTCGCCTCGGGTTAGTAGCCATGAATTTGCCGGAAGAGTTTGAACGGAAGGTCGAGCGCATCACGGAAACGGGATGCTGGGTGTGGATGGGGCGCGTTACTCAGTCAAAGCGTGGCGCGCCTCCTTATGCTGTCTTTCGCAAGAACGGAAAAGACATCCGAATCCATCGGATGCTAGCGAAAGTGAGTGGTGATCTTTTTGCCTGTCACCCCTGCGGCGTGTCTGTATGTATCAACCCGGCGCATATTTATGCTGGAAGCGCGGCAGACAATAACCGTGATACGCGTGAGATGGGAAGGGCGAGAGGTGGAAATCCTAACGGGCGTCCACCAGTAGGTGAGCATCATTGGAATGCGAAGCTTACACGAGCGCTGGCCGAGCAGATTCGTTTAGCGGAGGGTTCTCTACGCGAAATAGCTTCGAGATTTGGCGTGACGAAATGCACGGTTCATAAGATCAAGCATCGGAAGATTTGGAAGTAGTAACTGACGCGGGATAGTTAAACGGTATAACGCCGGCCCCCTAAGCCGAAGTTGGAGGGTTCGATTCCTCCTCCCGCAACCACATGGCAGCCCGAAAAGACGGGCGCTTTCACGCATGCCGATTGAGCGCTGATACTGCAAGCCAAGCCTGCTGCGACACGCGGCAGGAGAGCTGGCCAGCCTTGGGACTGCACAGGGAGTCGGCAGCCGTGAAAGAAGGAGCCGCAATCCTTAACTGCGGTGACGGGCGCAGAAAATTAGCGTGCCGCCGCCTGACCGGCGTAACCGGTCCTCTCACGCATGACGGGTTAGACGTGCGAACGGGTGGGATGAGCTGATCGTAACGAGACGGGTTGCCCCCGACTCGCCAGCCGTGAGAGCGAATGCGCCTAGCTGAGGCGACCCCGGAACATGGCCGATCCCGAGGGGTGGAAGTAACGAATATCGGGAGAAGAAGGCACCGCATTCCCTTGCCGGAGATCAGCACCGGCCGCTCTCACCAACCGGAGAAGAATGATGAGCCTATACCTAATGAACTGGGCGACTCTCGATCATCAGGGCCTGCAAGGTCAAGAGGCAATGATCCATGACTTCGAGATCGATATGTCCGTGCTAGAAGGGTGCGAAGTCCTCCTAGCCTCCTATAACCAAGAATGCTATGAAGGCTCTGCGTTCGTCCTTTATCGAAAGGACGGCAAACTGTACGAAGTGAATGGATCGCACTGTTCATGTTTTGGGCTCGAAGGGCAATGGGAACCGGAAGAAACCAGTATTGATGCGCTCCGTAAGCGGGAATGGGGATACGTCTTAGCAGGTTGCGAGGACGAGCTTAACAAGCTACTTGACTCATTAAAGGAAATCTGAAGTAGATAGATTTAGACTATGGCCAAGGGCGTAAAGACGGGCGGCCGCCAAAAGGGCACGCCCAACAAGACGACAGCGAACGTAAAGGAAGCCATCGAACAGGTGGCTGCTGGTCTTGGTGGTGCTGAGGGGATGCTCAAATGGGCGCAGTCCGATAAGGTGAACGAGCGCATCTTCTGGTCGCAGATCTACCCCAAGGTCTTGCCGAAGGAGATCAAAGCCGAACACGAGATCGTCGGCACGGTGCAGGTTGTGGCTAGCAAGCTGGACGAGGGGCTGTAAAGGAAGCTAACTCCGCGCCAAGAACAAGCTCAAGTGATGCTCGCCGGACTCGCGACGCATCTGATGCTGTTCGGCGGCTCGCGGAGTGGCAAGACGTTTCTGCACGTCCGCAACATCGTCATGCGGGCGATCATGGCTCCGGGCAGCCGGCACGGTATTTTCCGCTTCCGCGCGCTGCATGTGCACGAGTCGATCGTGCTGGACACCTTCCCGAAGGTGATGCGGATTGCCTTCCCCAACATCCGCTACACGATGCACAAGGGCGATGGATATGCGGTGATCCATACCGGCGTGATGGACGAGAACGGGAACCCGATCGACAGCGAGATTTGGTTCTCCGGTCTGGACGACAAAGAGCGCGTGGAGAAGGTGCTGGGTAAGGAGTTCGCAACGCTGTACTTCAACGAGTGCAGCCAGATTCCGATGGGCTCCGTCGACATTGCCATTACTCGCCTCGCGCAGCTCGTCTATACCCGCATCGAGGGGCGTGAGCCTAAGCCGCTGAAGATGCGTGCTTACTACGACTGCAACCCGCCGAGCAAGGCTCATTGGACGTACAAGCGGTTCATCCAGAAGGTCGACCCTGAGACTGGCGAGCCGCTGTCTAACCCGGCCGACTACGACAGCTTCCAGATCAACCCGCACGACAACGCTCAGAACCTCAGCGACAACTACCTGAAGACCCTGGAAGGCATGTCAGCACGCCTTCAAAAGCGCTTCCTGAAGGGGGAATTCAGCGATGCGACGCCGAACCAACTCTTTGCCGAAGAGACGATCGACCGCTGGCGGCATCGTGACGATGAGCGTCTTCCTGACATGGTGCGCGTTGTTGTGGCTGTTGATCCCTCTGGCTCTGGGGATGTGGACAATGCGGACAACGATGAGATCGGTATTGCGGTGGTGGGCCTCGGTACGAATGGCATTGCGTATCTACTTGAAGACTGTACGGTGAAGGCTGGGCCGGCGACATGGGGTTCCGTTGCTGCGTCGGCGTTTGATCGGCATGCGGCTGATCTGGTGGTGGGCGAGGGGAACTTTGGCGGTGCGATGGTTCAGCACGTGATTCAGACTGCGAGGCCGCGTACGCCCTTCAAGATGGTCACTGCATCCCGCGGGAAAGCTGTACGGGCTGAGCCGTTCTCGTCGCTCTATGAGCAAGGGAAGGTGCGACATGTCGGCCAATACCGCGAGCTTGAGGACGATCTGACGTCGTTCTCGACAGTAGGATATCTCGGCGAAGGCTCGCCCAACCGGGCCGATGCTTTGATCTGGGCGTTGACCGAGATTTTCCCCGGCATCGTGAGGGATAGAGCCAAAAAGAAGGAATACCAAACGACGCCGCATCCTCAGCGTGTGATTGGCGGATATACTCCGGGTAGCTGGATGGGATCGTAAGGAGCCGCAAGGGCTGAACGCAAGAAAGACATAATCGCACGAGCGAAGAAGCGCTTCAAGGAATGCCAAGAGTGGGAATCCACCTTTCGGCAGCGCTTCAAGGACGACATCCGCTTCCTCTACGCTGACTCCGACAATCAGGAGCAATGGGACGCGAAAGTGCGCGCGACCCGGCAGATTGCCGGCCAGCCGATGGTGACGATCAATAAGACGCACACCCATTGGCTGCACGTCGTCAATCAGGCAAAAGAGAACAAGCCGCAAGTCCAAGTCAGCCCGACCGGCGACGAGTCGACCTATGAGTCGGCGCAAGTGCTGGAACAGATCATCCGGCGCATCGAGTACATTTCGGACGCGCAGACGGCCTACGACAAGGCCAGCGAGTTTCAGGTCGGCGGTGGGATTGGCTACTGGCGCATCGTCACGGACTACACGGACGCTGACGGATTCGACCAAGAGATCTACATCCGCCAGATTCCGGACCCGCTATCGGTCTATCTCGACCCTCACATCAAGACGCAGGACGGCTCAGACGCCCGTTTCGGGTTCGTATTTGACGACATGCCACGGGACGACGCTGAGCGCAAGTACGACAACATCGTCAAGAAGCAGGCGATCAGCGACAGCCCGGATGGATGGAACAGCCGGCAGACCGTTCGAGTGGCGGAATACTACGAGCGCGAGGAATCCAAGGAATGGCTGTACGCGATCGTAGGAGACGATGGCTCGACCAGTATGGTGCGGGAATCGGCGCTTCCGGTAGAGGCTCGCGAGTTGCTTGAGCGGGCACTCAACGAAGGGAAAGCCCAACGACGTCGCGTGTCCAAATGGACCGTCAAATGGTACTTGATCATCGGCGAGGAAGTCGTTGACCGGTCGGAATGGATCGGTTCGTACATTCCCATCGTCCGCGTTCCGGGCGAGGAAGTGATCATGGAAGGGCGGCTCGACCGGAAAGGTCTGGTCCGTTACCTGAAGGATCCGCAGCGTTCGTACAACTACAACGCATCGGCGGCGCTGGAATACGGCGCGCTCCAAAGCAAATCGCCCTATATCGCTCCTGTCGAAGCTATCGAGGGGCTTGAGAACTATTGGGCTACCGCGAACACGCAGAACCATGCTTACCTGCCGTACAACTCGGCCGACGAGCAGGGGAATGCTATTCCGAAACCTGAGCGCCAAGCGCCGCCGACGAGCGCTCCTGTATACATGGAGGGGATGCAGGCCGCTGAGCACGCAATGATGATGGCGACAGGCCAGTACGAGGCCACGTTCAGCGAACAGGGCAACGAGATCAGCGGCATCTCGATCGAGAAGCGCCAGAAACAGGGCGATCGCGTCACGTTCCACTTCCAAGACAATCTTGCGAAGGCTATCCGCTTCACTGGTAAGCAGCTGATCGACCTGATTCCGAAGGTCTACGATACACGTCGTGTGATCCGGATCATGGGAGAGTCGGGCGAAGAACAGCAAATCAAGATCGACCCGGACGCGCCGAAAGCTATCCAGCAGGCCGAAGATGGTCCTGAAGCCAAGGTCGCGGCCATCTTTAACCCGAAGGTTGGGGCGTATGACGTCGTTGCGAAGGTTGGGCCGAACTTCGAGACGCGCCGCCAGGAGGCATTCGAGGCGATGACTCAGCTTCTTGCTGCGCAACCGCAGCTGTCGAGCGTCATCGGTGACCTGTATATGCTGATGGCCGACTTCCCGGCCGCCGACAAGCTCCAAGAGCGCATGCGGAACTGGATTCAGGCGACGATGCCCGGCATTCTTGGGGAGAGCCCGTCGCCGCAGGTCATGCAGCTTCAGCAGCAGCTCCAACAGGCATCGCAGATCATCGATCATCTGGGCAAGCAGCTTGAGGACAAGAGCGTTCAACACGAGTTGGAGCAGAAACGTATCCTTATCGATGCCGCCAACCACGAAGCAATTCGGATGGTTAACGACAACAAGGCGATTTTGGATGCGTTCAAGGCGCAAACTGACCGTCTGTCGAAGCTCATCCCGCGCATGTCCGACGATGCCATCGAGCCGATCGTCCGAAAAGTCATTGCCGAAACCATGTCAGCGGCAAATCCAGACGCTGGCGTAGTGGCTGACCCGATTGATCCGGCCAATTTGTACGCGGCCGCGATCGAGACCGTAGTAGAGCCTGTACAACAACCTCAACAACAGTAACCGGAGAGCATCAGGGAAGAAAATCAGATCGAGCAGCCCCCGCAGCAGCCGACCGAGACTCAAGAACAGGTCGAGCAAAACGAACAGCAGGAACAGTCTCGCCCCGATACAAGCTGGGTGCCGAAGCGTATCAGTGAGATCACGGCGGCTCGCCGGGCGGCCGAGGAACGTGCGGCGGCACTCGAAGCGGAGTTGAACCGACTGCGCGCAGGAGCTACGGCTGATCCGGCTGCCACCCCCCCCGCCAGTCCTCAAGATCTTCAGCGTCTTGTCGAGACAGCGGCAGAGCGAATCGCAAACGAGCGCATGGGGCAGCAGGAATTGGTCCGCACGCTGTCGCAGATCGAGGCAAACGGCAAGAAAGAGTTCGGTGCGGACTACGATACGGCCGTTACCAACCTTCAAATGGCAGGCGTGGGAGGGCAAGACTTCCTGCGAGCCATTGCAGCGGTTCCCAACCCGGAAAAAGTGCTGACATGGCTCGGCAAGAACGAGAACGTCGGAGAAGCCATCCGCATTGCATCGCTGGATCCGCTTCAGATGGGCATCGAACTCGCCAAAGCCTCCGGGACGGCTACCAAAGCGCTTACGAAGCAGATTTCTAAGGTTCCCCCGCCGATTCAGACGGTGGACGGATCTGCACGATCGGACGGTGCTGAGCCGGCTGTCGGGACTCCTGAATGGTTCAAGTGGCGAAATGAGACAGCCCGTCGGAAACGTTGACATTTAAGATTCGTTCGTTATACTCCGAATCACCGGAGGGCTTGTCCCTCCGGGCCTATAGGCTGAGGTGAGCCGTCAATCACCGGGTTGGCCCGTTAAGTTGTCTCCCGAGGGCAGAGACGAGATGCCGGAAACGGTTATTTTGACTTTGCTTCTTGGAGAAAACACAGGGCAACCAACAGCCTTCTCACAATCGACATGATTACGAATGAGGCCGTGCGTCTGTTCTCGCAGACGAACGCCTTCCTTCGTACCGTCAACCGTCAGTACGACGACCAATTCGCCCGCAGTGGTGCCAAGATCGGCAGCACGCTGCGTATCCGTCTCCCGAACGATTACGTCGTGAACGACGGCCCGGCGATCACTCCGCAGGGCACTAACGAGCAGAACACGACGCTCACGGTCGCGAAGCAAAAGAACGTGCCGGTTGCGTTCGGTGCCGCTGAGCGCACTCTGTCGTTGGATGACTACAGCGAGCGTATTCTGGCTCCTGCCGTCAACCGACTGGCAGCCGTAATGGCCGGCGATCTGATGAATGTTGCGAACTCGGCTTGCAACATCGTCATGAACACGGACGGCAGCAACAACCTGATCAGCCCGAGCGCAAAAACGTGGCTTCAGGCTGGCGCTGCGCTCGACCAGAACCTTGCGCCGCGCCTCGATCGCAAGATCATTCTCGACCCGGTAACGCAGGCGAATACGGTTTCGTCGCTGCAAGGCCTGTTCAACCCGCAGGTGAAGATCTCGGATCAGTTCGAGACTGGCCTGATCACGCGTGACACCCTCGGATTCGACTGGATGATGGATCAGACGACCAAGGTTCATACGTCGGGTACATTCACTGCGGGTACCGTCAACGGCGCAGGCCAGACGGGCAACACGCTGACTGTCAGCGCGATCACTGGCACGTTGAAGGCTGGCGACATCATCACCATCGCTGGCGTGAACGCGATCAACCGTCTCACGGGCGACGATCAAGCGGCGCTGCGTCAGTTTGTGGTGACGGCTGATGTGGCATCGGGCGCGACGTCGATTCCGATCTACCCGGCGATCGTCCCGGCTCCGGCTGCGTTCAATACGGTCACGGCATCGCCGGCCAACGGTGCGGCAATCACGCTGCTGGGCGGCGCGAGCCTGAAGTATCGCAAGAACCTTGCGTACTTCCCCGAAGCCTTCACGCTGGCAACGGCCGACCTTGAAATGCCGACGAGCGGTGTTGTCGAATCGGCGCGTGCTCAGTTCGACGGCGTTTCGATGCGCATGATCACGGCCTACGACATCATGTCGGACAACCTGATCACGCGTCTGGATGTGCTGTATGGCTTCGCTGCGATCCGTCCGGAATGGGCCGTCATCGTGGCCGATCAGCTGTAAAACCTCCTCCGGTGCTGTACTTGGGGCCGGAGGAAATCTCCGGCTCCCTTTTTGGAGAGTCCGATGTACGAGAACATGCGCAATTTCACTGCGCCGTATGAGTACCGGGAATATCCGAAGTGGGTAACACTCGCTGACGGGTCCGGGATCATCGTTGAAAACGCTGAGGAAGAAGCCGCTGCGCTTGGCAAGGAAGAACCCACGAAGCGTCGAGCCCGTCCGCCGAAGGAGCAATAAGGAGCGTTCCGCTTCCCACCACGCCGTCTGACATCATCTCGCTTGCACTCAAGACGGCGAACGTTTTGGGGGTGGGTCAGACCGCGACCGCGGAGGATATGAACGATTCGTTCAACCTCCTGAACATGATGATGGCGCAATGGCAACGGCGTCGTTACATGGTGTACCAGCTGATCACGGCAAAGAAGCAGGCCACAGGTGCGATCTCCTATACGGTTGGTCCGGGTGGCGACTTCGATATGCCGCGGCCCGCGAAGCTTGAATTCGCATATTTCCGGCAGAACGTTGCAACTCCGTTGCCGGTCAGCTATCCGCTGGAAATCCTCCGGGCACGCGAGGATTACGACCGCATCTCGATCAAGGATTTAAACGCATTCCCTCGATTCGCCTTCTACGACGGCGCATATCCGTTGGGAAATCTGTTCGTCTGGCCGATACCGAACGATCAGTACGAGATCGATATCACGGTCATGCAACAGCTTCAGCAGTTCCGTTCGATCAACGACCAGATCACGCTTCCGCCCGAGTACAGCGCGGCGCTGATGTGGAACCTCGTGTTGGAGCTTTACCCGTTCTTCGGGCTCCCGGTGAGTGATGTTGCGGCAAAGAAGGCCGAAGCGTCGATGCGCATCATCGAGGAAGTGAACGCGCAGATTCCGCGTCTTCAAATGCCGGCCGCGTTGATTGGCAACAACAAGGGCACGTACAACATCTATGGCGACTTCTATATCGGGAGTTCGCCGTGAAGTTTCCTCTTACAACGGGTGCTTATACAGCGAAGAGCCTCGTTGCAAATGCTCAGCGCTGCGTGAATCTGTATGCGGAAAAGAACACGCAAGATTCGCCGTTTCCGTTCACGTACTACCAGACTCCGGGGCTCACGAAACTTGTTGTCGCGACGCCATCGTTTGGATCCGGATGGCGAGGGCTCTTTTCTGCTTCGGATGGTTTCGGCTATGGAGTGTGCGGGACTTCGTTGTATAAGATCGGGAGTGACTGGGATCTCAAACTGCTTGGCGACATAGCGAGCGAAAGCGGTCCGGTGTCGATGGTGGACAATGGCGACACGCTCGTTGTCGTTGACGGCAGCAACCAAGGCTGGGAGGTGACGCTTTCGACCGGGAAATTCTCGGCCATCGTAGATGCCGGATTTTATGGATCCTCCCGAGTTGATCTTGTTGACGGATACTTGGTATTCAATCGGCCAAATACCGCTCAGTGGTATATATCGCTAGTCAACGAAACGAATTTCGATGCAACTGATTTTGCGACTAAATCTGGATATTCGGACAAGCTTGTTGCCGTAGCTGTCGCGAAACGATATGTATATCTGTTTGGAGAGGCAACAACTGAGGTTTGGTTTGATGCCGGCGATACGCCTTTCCCATTCTCTCGGTTGCCCGGTGTCTTCATGCAGCACGGATGCACGTCGGCCGCGTCGATTGCTCAGATGGATGGCGATCTTTATTGGTTGTCTCAGTCGCCTCAAGGGAACGCTATCATCTGCAAGACCGAGCAGTATAGCGCAGCACAGATTTCGACTTTCGCGATCGACAATGAGATCGCAGCATATTCGGATCTCGATCAAGCTATAGGATTTACGTATCAGATCGAGGGACATTTTTTCTATGTTCTGACCTTTCCGGTCAGTGACAAAACGTGGCAATTCGACGTTAGTACGGCCCAGTGGAATGAACTCGCGTGGGTTGACATCAATGGCACTCTCCATCGTCACCGGGCAAACTGTTATGCATTTATCAATGGGCTACCGGTAGTGGGAGATTGGGAGAACGGCAATCTTTACCATTGGGACGTGAATAACTATACGGACGACGGAAATCCGATCCCTCGTATCCGGTCATTCATGCATAGCGTGGACGACAACTCGGACCGTATTCGGTATAGGGAATTCATCGCCAACATGGAAGTTGGGAATGGCAGCAACTACGATCCTGTTCCGGTATTCCTTCGATGGAGCGATACGCGGGGAAAGTCGTGGGGCAATGCGATCAGTGTAAGTTTGGGGATGGAGGGGGAATATCTGACTTCGCTGCAGTTTCAGCGGCTCGGCATGGCCCGTGATCGGGTGTTCGAGCTTTCATGGTCCGCGCCTGTTAAAACAGCCCTGCTGGGGGCGTGGATACAGGCTCAGTCGAACAATCAGTGACCATGGCTAACCTGCAAACAAACGTTCCCCTCATCGATGTTCCTCCTATTGACCTGAAGACAGGTAAATGGAATGAGGCATGGTTCATTTTCCTCGTTCAATTGTTCCGTCGAACAGGGGGAACGGGTGGAGGCGATGGTCAGTTGACTCTTGATGACGTTTTTGGCGTCGAAGAGACGTTCGCGTTGCCTCAAGTTGAGCAATTCGAATCGCTGAGCGAACTGATATTGGGGTCTGCGCCTTCTGATTCGGTGATCGAGATGCTGTTTTCGCCTGCAGCGAATACGGACTACGCGCAGACGGCATCCACGGTAACTTTAGCGGCTTCTCCGGCGACTTACACTGCAACATTCCGGCAGGGGCTCCATATCACTGGCGGAACGGTTACAGCATTGACGCTACAGAGAGGGCCGACTGTTCTACCGATTGGTAACTCAGCATCGGATATCGTAGACAAGACGTTCCTGGCTGGGACTGATTTCACGCCGGGCTCGACGTCGACACTTACGCTGCCGAATTCTTTCGGATCGATCTCTCGGCTGTGGCTTTTTTTCGACTCATCTTTCCAAGGTGATGACCAGATCCTGTCCTTGGTTGGCACAACTCTGACCTTAACAAGCGCTATCCCAGTTGGAGTAAGCCGAGTGTATGTGAAGGGGCTACTGCAAAGTGCAGTTGGCATTGGTTCGACGCTCATTGAACTGAACGCTGGTGACAAAGTGAATATCACATATTCATCGTCACCTACCGTAACGATTTTGCCGAGGTAAGAAGGAAGCGAGTTCCCGTCCCTATCCCGCCGATTCAACTCACAACGAGCGTGCAGACCGTTTATACTGTTCCGGTTGGGACAATTGCACAGATTGCAAATATATCTGTCACCAATACATCAAATTCGGTTGCTTCGGTAAATCTGTATAACGTTGCGGGGGGTGGAACTGCTTCTTCTGCAAATGAATTAGTGGCAACCTTCTCTCTTTCAGCCGGCCAATCGTGGGTTCCGCCTGCTGCAATTGCCCTCATGATGGGGCCGGGATCGATGTTGCAGGCTAGCGCTTCGGCTGCTGCATCTTTGACGTTGATGGGTGGTGTCTTCGAAACTTCAGGGAGTTAATCAGGGTTACTGGTCAAGAGCGGCTGTACGTGTCAAATGGCGGTGATAACAGCACCGTGTCGGTTAAGGAAGTGGCTGACTTCGCATCGAGCGAACAGCCGACTTCACTGCCGCCAAGTGGTCCCGCGGGCGGTGATCTGGGGGGTACCTATCCGAACCCCACGCTTTCGAAGATTTCGAACCCGCTGAGTCAGTATGGATCCCAAGCTCTGGTTGCGAACGGCATTGCGGTCGAGATCGCGCAAGTTAACGTTGCAAACCAAGGCGCGAATGTGGCTGCAACGACCCTGTATGCGGTGCCTACGGGTGGCGCGGGCATGTATCGAGTTTCGGCATATGCCGTCGAGACAACGGCCGATGCCGCTTCATCGACCCTCCCGAGCGTGGGTATTGGTTGGACGGACAACGATAGCAGTACGGTCCTTTCGGCTACGTCTGTCACTCAAACGAACACGGCGAACGCAATCGGTGCGTTTGGGTATGGGCAACAAGTCCTGTACGCCAAAGCTGGCACGAACATCACGTATCAAACGGCCGGATATGCGTCTGGTACGGCTGGTGCGATGAAGTATGCCGTTCATCTTCGGCTGGAATATCTAGGCTGATGGTTCGCCGCGCCGATCCCGAATTCGTAACCCGCGTGATGCGCGATCCGCGCGTCTGGAAGTGGGTTGCCGAAGATGGGATCGTGCCTGAGCAGTTTCAGCATCGTTCGAGTGAGACGTACTTTCAGTTTCGGAATCTCGGCTTCGTGATGTTTCGCCGTCCGACAATGACCATGGCAGAGATCCATGTGTGCATGCTCAAAGGGGCGCGAGGAATCGAACCGTTCATCTTCGAATGCATGGAGATGATGCGGGCAAAAGGGGTGAGAAAATTTCTTGCCCCGATCGGCGATTGGAATGTAGCCGCACTTCGACTCGCGCGTCGATGTGGCTACAAAGAGGAAGGCCGCATCACTGCGGCTTACGTGCGGGATGGTAAGCCGCGAGCAATGGTTATGATGGGGAGGCGGTAAGGGGCTTTATTGGCGATATCATTGGTGACCTGACTGGTTCTAACCAGCAGGCCGACGCTGCGCAAAGTGCGGCCGCTACGCAGGCCAATGCGGCCAATCACGCTGCCGACCTTCAGTATCAGGCGTTCCAGCAGTTGCAGAAGAATTTGCAACCGTACATGGATCTTGGGACGTCGACCATTCCTCAGCTGCAAGCTCTTTTGGGCGGCGGCGGATTGACGCAGAAGTTTTCATTCAACCCAACCCAACAGCAGCTAGAGCAGACTCCCGGCTATCAGTTCGCGCTTCAGCAGGGCATGAAGAATGTGAACAATCAGTTGGCGGCGAAGGGCTTGAACTTGTCCGGCGCACAGGCAAAGGGGCTTTCTAGTTTCGCGACGGGTCTGGCTGATCAGACGTATCAGCAGCAGTACCAAAATGCCTTGCAAAACTTCATGACGAACTACGGTGTGCAGTCGGATCAGTACAACCGTTTGTCGGGTCTGTTGGGACTTGGTCAGAACGCGGCTGCGGGCGTCGGGAATGCGGGCCTTCAGACAGCTAACCAAGCCGGTAACTATGCCACGCAGGCGGCGAATGCTTCGGCGGCTGGGCAGATTGCAGCTGGTAATTCGCAAACCAATGCGATGAACTCCATTTTCAATCTTGGCCTTGGCGGCGCTGGCATATTCAGCCTTCTAAAGGGGGGGTTAGCATTGTCAGATTCCAGATACAAGCGAGATATTCGATATCTGGGCGTCACCTCTGGCGGCCATCGGCTGTATTCGTTCTCCTACAAGGGAGACACCGAGACGCACATTGGCGTGATGGCTCAGGAAGCCGAGCGAATTGAACCTGACGCTGTTATCGAATTCGGTGGCGTGAAGTACGTTGACTACTCGAAGGTGAATTAAAGGCCGATCGACGCGTCCATTATCCCGACTCAACAGCGAATCCCTGACTTTGGGGGGGCTGTAACGGGGCTGCTCGCCCTTCAGCAGCGCAACGCTCAGTTGGCTCAGCTCCAGCAGCAGATGGCGGCCAATCAGGCCGCTTCGAGCGCCATCCAAGCTAATACCGACGAAGGCGGCAATGTGAACGTGCCGCAAGTGCTGTCTGCCCTCTCTAAAAACCCTGCTTCTGCCTACAACCTTCCGGACGTAGCGGCGAAGCTGTACGGCATGGAAGGGGCGAAATACAGCGCCCAGAATGCCAAACTGGAAGGCATCCAGAAGCAGATTGGCTATTGGGGCTCTCAGCTCGGCGGCCTCGTTGCAAAGGGCGATAACGTCACCCAACAGGACGTGATTGGAGCGCTCACGGGTGGGGTCAAGAACGGCATGATCTCGCCTCAGCAAGCGATCCAGTACGCACAGGAAGTCCCGCAAGACCCGAAGGAACTATCAGCTTGGGCCAAGAACCATTGGGTCGCGCTTCAAAACGCAAAGGATCAGGTCGCGCTTCTCGCGCCGCAAGGAGGGGTAGTCAATACCGGTGGACAGCAGTTCTTCACGAACCGCGATCCGCTCACCGGAAAGGTTCAGCTCGTCGGGGGCGTTACGAACACACTCTCGCCGGAAGCTGCCGCGCAAAACGTCGACGTCGTGGACCCGAACACAGGTGCTCACTACGCGATCACGAAGCAGCAGCAGCTTGAGGGTATGGCGAACGGTGGTGTTTCTGCGGGCCAAGGGTACACGGGGCGGTATAACGCGCCGGGGCAAGCTGGATCGTTCATGGGAGGCGTTCAGACGTCTCTTGGGCCGGGTCAGCAGACCGCGCTTTCCGCTCAAGCAGGAACTTCGAATACGGCCGCTCAAACGCTTCACGATGCTGCCTCGGATGCCCCGATGCGTATCAACCTTCTTGAGAACGCTCGCGACGCTCTTTCTGGTATCCAGACGGGGCCGGGTACGGATTGGCGCAATCAAGCAAAATCGTTCTTCAACGCTCTCGCTCCGGAGACTGCGAAAAAGATCGGTTGGACGGGTGACGTGCAGAACTATGACGAGTTCAAAAAGATCCTCACGAACTATGCGTCGTCGGTTTCCGGATCGCTCGGAACAGGTACGGATGCGCGCCTGAACGCAGCAGTAACCGGGAACGCTAACCCGAACATCTCGAAGCTTGCGAACGAAGACATTCTTGCGAAGACGATCGCGGCAGAGAAGATGCGGGCGGCTCAAGACTACGCGTTCCAGAACTCGGGCCTCACGACCGATAAGTTCAACCAATGGCAATCGCAGTGGAACAAGGCCGTCAACCCCGATGCGTTCGTGTTCACCTCGATGAACCCTGATCAACGGCAAGCCTTCCTGAAGCGCCAGACGCCTCAGCAACTCGCCAAGTTCAAGGCTGACCTTGGTAATCTCGTGCGTGCTGGGGTGATCCAGATGCCGGGAGGTCAATGAGGGATTTGACGCCTATCATTCAGGCTTCGGCGCAGCGCCACAACATTGATCCTGCTTTGCTGAATTCAGTTATTCAGCAGGAATCGCGCGGCAATCCATCGGCTTGGAACAAGGAAGGTGGTGGGCAAGGGGCTGCCGGCCTCATGCAAGTTCGCGCACCAGCTCTGTCTGACTACAACGCAGCGAACGGCACGAAGTACTCGATGCAAGATCTTCTGAAGCCTGAGATTGGCGCGGAAGTGGGGAGCTGGTATCTCGGACAGCAGCTAAATCGATTCAATGACCCGAGCAAAGCACTAGTGGCATATAGCCAAGGCGCTGGTTCTCCTGACGTTCAGAAAGGCACCAATCCATACGCTCAACAGGTTCTAGGACGACTCAACAGGCCGAAATCTCAAACGCTTCCCGGCATCCCGGTCGCTCAGCAAGCCGGTGGTTTGAGCGATGATGCGATCTTCTCGGCGTTCAGTGGAAAAGCGCCGGCTCAGGCTGCACCGCAGAATGGGCCTACTGACGATCAGATTTTTTCGGCGTTTGCCGGGGCTAGTCCGCAGCCCGTTACGGCTGATCCTGCTCAAAAGACTACGCCGTCGAAACCTGTTCAAGAGCCGGGCTTGCTGGAATCGATTGGGGCTTCTATTGGGAAGGGATTCGGTTCGACCGTACTCGGGGCTCAGCAATTGCTTGGGAAAGGTGCCAAAGCTGTAGGGCTCGACAATGTTGGTAGTTGGCTCGTTAATGACGCGAACCAAGGTCTGAAGAACCTTCAATCGCAGATTGCTCCGTATGCGGCCGCGCATCCCGTCGCAACGACTGCCGGTGAGATTGGCGGCTCGATTGGGGCGACCCTTCCTTTGGGGGCACTCGGTGCAGGTGCGAGCACCCTTGCCGGCGCTGCTCGGAGTGGGGCGCTTGTTGGTGGGCTCGGAGCACTTGCGTCTCCTGTAGACCCGAACAGTCAAAACTTCTGGGGCGATAAAGCTCAGCAGGCGGCTTTGGGCGCGGCGACAGGGGGGTTGTTGGGAGGTGCAACCTATGGAGTAGGGCGCGCGCTTTCTCCGAACATCTCGCCGGACGTCCAGATGCTGCTGGACAAAGGCGTGACTCCGACTCCGGGCCAAATTCTGGGAGGTGGGTTCGCGCGTACGGAATCGAAGCTCACCAGCGTTCCTTTCCTTGGCGATCTCATCAAGAACGCGCAGCAGCGTGCGGTAGGTCAGTTCAATGAGGCCGCATATAACCAAGCGCTCGCGCCGATCGGAGAAAAGTTCTCCGGCAAAGTCGGTCAGGAGGGAATCGAGCAAGTCGGGAACAAGATCGGTGCCGTCTATGACAAGGTTCTGCCGCAAATGCAAATGCGCATGGATCCTCAATTCCAGACGGACGTGATCAATCTCGGCCAGATGGCGCAGTCGCTTCCTGATAGCCAACAGAACACGTTTATGCGTGTTCTCAAGACTCAGATTTTTGACAAGCTTGGCCCTCAAGGCAACATGGACGGCCAGACGCTCAAGGGTGTTCAGAGCGAACTTGCACGCACGGCTAAGGGATATCTCGGAGACGCTTCCTTTGACAATCGGCAACTTGGCGCTGCGGTGAGCGCTTTGCGGGATGCAATCGATTCAAACCTTGCGCGCGTCAATCCTCCCGATCTCAGCCGGCAGCTCGCGAATGCAAATGAAGCATGGGCCAATTTCACGCGTCTGCGGGCGGCCGCTTCGTCCATTGGAGCGGCGAATAACGAAGGCGTTTTTACGGCTGCTCAACTTCAGAATGCGGTCAAGGCTGGCGACAAGTCGGTAGGGAAAGGGCAATTCGCCACTGGAAATGCACTGATGCAAGATCTTTCCAGCGCAGGACAAAGCGTCCTCGGTTCGAAATATCCGGATTCGGGAACGGCTGGGCGTGGGCTAATGGCTCTTTTGGCTCCCGGCGGCATTGCAGCAGGGCTAACTACCGCCCCAATGCCGACACTCGCAACCTTGGGCGGTATCGGCCTTGGATCATTGCCCTATACCGCGGCGGGACAGCGAGCGGCTGCGACGCTTCTCACGTCGCGCCCACAATTTGCCAAGGCGGTAGGCAATGCGGTATCGAAGTTCGGTCCTGCAATCGTACCCGGCGGCTTGCCGGCGTTGCTTTCTGGTAGCCGATAAAGCGCGCAGTCCTTGAACAATACCAAGGGCGGCGGATGTGGCAATTGCATGCAGTAAGTATGGATCTTTCATGGTAGAGGCATAAGAGGACCGCAATTCTCGAAAGTGCTTCCAGTTTCAACGGGGAGCCTAAATGAACAAAGACATGGTAGCAAGCGCTGCGAGTACGGCTCTTAACGCTTCGGCCCCTGTCGCCGGTCCGCTGGGGCTGATAGTCGCCGGCTGGAACTGGTTCGCCGGTCACGACATTGCATGGTTCGTCGGGGTGTCTTCTCTGATTTTGATCTGGTTCCAGATACTGGAAAAGCTTTTCTGGCGTCGGAGGCAAAGATGAGCAGTTTTGACGATGCGTTTGACGCCTTGATGGGGAACGAAGGAGGGTATTCGAACAACCCCAAGGATCCCGGTGGCGAAACCATGTGGGGAATTACGGCACGAGTTGCCCGAGCTTCGGGATATATGGGCCCGATGCGCGATCTTCCTCGGGATACGGCAAAGGCGATCGCCCGAAAGCTCTACTGGGATCCGCTGCATCTCGATTCATTCGATCCGCGAGTCTCGTTCCAGATCTTCGACACCAACTACAACGGTGGTCATACGGTGATATGGATGCAGGGGGCGTCAGGGGCAAAGGTGGACGGGATCATGGGTCCAGCTACGATCGCCGCAGTGCAGTCCATGGATCCGCTGAAATTCATTCTTCGCTGGAACGCGCTGAGGCTTAACTACTTCACATCGCTGTCGACGTGGTCGACGTTCGGCCGCGGCTGGACGCGACGGATTGCAACGAATCTCACGAAAGGAGCAGTATAAGGCCGCTTATTCCTATCGCGATGGCGCTCGCTCAGTTCGCGCCGATGATTGCAGGTTGGCTTGGTGGCTCAAAGGCCGAAGACGTCGCTACGAAGGTCGTCAACGTTGCTCAGGCCGTAACTGGTCAGTCAGCTCCGGACGCCGCACTTGCTGCTATTCAGGCGGATCCGAATCTCGCTCTGCAATTCCAAAAGGCTGTCCTCGAGCAGCAGGTGCAGCTTGCACAGATGGCCGGCGCTCTTGAACAAGCTCGTCTCTCGTACGAGAAGGACATTTACGCCGCGGAAGCGGCCGATCGGGACAGTGCACGGAAGCTTGCCGCTCAGCAGCCGAGCGATTGGATGCGGCCGCTGCTTGCAATCGGCATTCTCGGCCTGACGACCTATATCGTCTACTGCGTGATGTCTGGGAAGTCAGAATCGCTCATCAAGGATACGACTGCCGCTCTGACGGTTGGTACGCTTATTGGGTACGTCATCAGCGAGCTCAAGCAGGTCTTTGGCTTCTACTTCGGCATGACGAAAGACGCCTCCGCTCAGAGCCAGACCATTACGCAATTCGCGGTTACTCCCGGTTCTGTAACTCACGAATCGGATAAATCGTCATCCAACAAGTAGAATATACTCACCAAAATTTCACCAAGCTCACCAGCAGAGGATACTAGGACTGCAACACTCCTGCCGCCCGCAAAAGTAACATTCGTAGATCAGAACGGCCATCCTCTTGCTGGGGGTTCCGTATATTTCTACATCCCCAACACGAGCACTAAAAAAGACACCTATCAGGATGCAGAGCAAACAATCCTGAACACTAACCCCATTATTCTTGATGCCAATGGTCAGGCAGTAATTTGGGGAAATGGTACTTACCGCCAAGTCGTTTACGATCAGTACGGTAATCTGATCTGGGATCAGATTACTCAGGATATGAGTGGTGGAGTGCTTGGAGATTTCTCTGACAAGACCTATATCGCTGGTCCCGACTATACGCCGGGAGTCACGAAGACTCTAGTACTTCCCGTTGCTCCGGGTTCGATTACGAACATGTGGCTTTTCTTTGATGCTGCTTATCAAAACGATGCACAAATCGAATCGCTTAACGGCACCCTCCTTACATTAGCATCTCCTATCCCGGAAGGTGTCGAGACGGTCAATGTAAAAATTGGCACCGCCGCTTCAATTGGCACGCCGGGGAATAGCACTGTAGGAGATGCACAGCTCACGTGGGGGAATGTCCTTTATCGAAGCGTGGACACCCTATCTCAGCTTCGAGCGCTTAACAGTGGTCGTTACACTCGTGTCAAGACAAACGGCTACTCATCTATTGGGGATGGGGGGGCAGGCGAATATTGGCTGGATCAATCGGCAGCCAATTTTACATTGACTGTCCCTACCGGCGTTTCGCTGACGGCGAATATCTCGGGAGGGTTTCTTGCAGCGGGTTCGTATGGGTATCGCGTTGCTGCGATAGACGAATCCGGAACGACGTCGGCCTCACAAACCGTCTCCATCAATACGACTGGAACGACGAGTGCTGTCACGGTTTCGTGGTCTGCCGTTCCCGGAGCCGCTGGCTATATCGTTTATGGTCGCGTGGCTGGTTCCGAACAGGAATTAGTTCGGCTGGGATCGGCCTACACGACGTGGACGGATTCTGGCGGCATCACGTCTGGGGCTGGATTCCCGAATCCGGTGGGCTGGCAATGGGACAATGGCGGTTCACGGATCCAAGCTGCCGATGGCGGTCGCTATCGGCTCATCGTCAAGAGCAGCCAGTATATCGTTGAGCAGTTTGGTGCCAAGGCTGACGGCTTGACTGATAATACTCAGTCTATTAATAACGCAATCAATGCAGCTTGGTGCAATGGCGGCGGCGTTATATGTTTCCGGGCCGGGGTATATATGTCCGGGCAGATCGTAATGCAGACCAATGTGAGCCTGCAAGGTATTGGGACGGACCACTCTGGGCACTTTCAGCCGCCGTCATTTGCAGATACGTTGGGGACGACGTTGCGTCAACTTTCCGGCATCAACCCGGGCAACGGTTTTGTGTTCGTTCCGTTGTATGTTCACAGCAACCGGATCACCAGCATCAACATCGACGGGAATGCAGGTGGCAACCCCGCGCAGGGGGCCACGGTCTATGTAGCTCCCGGCTTCCCGAATGGCGGCTTTGACGATCAGTCGGAAGATCTCTATCTGACGATTCGTGACTGCGGCATCATGGGGGGTACGAATTTCGGCTTGTATGCAGGCCCGCAGGGTCGCGGAGGCCGCGTACTGAACTCCTATATTTATTCGAACCCCGGCGACGGGATTCGGATCCAGACTTCAGACTGGACGATTTCCGAGACGCTATTTGGCATCAACGGGAATAACTTGGTGTTTCTTGGAGCTACTGCATGTCACGTGACTGGATGCGATATCTTTACGCCACAAGAAACGACCATTGGGTCGACCGGCACAAACTTAATCATCAATGATTCGAATTTCTTTTCAGGACCGGTTGCATGCGATGGCATTTGGTTTACAAGCTGCGAATTTGACTATGCTGCTGAACATAGCGTAGGTATCTTTGGCACCAACACAGCCGGGATCGTTTTCCAAGGATGTCGGTGGAATTCCAGTTCAATCAACCACGATAACCAATACTCGCATATTGCTATCGGCCCTAATATCCTCGATGGTGGTGTTACGATTGCAAATTGCCAGTTCGACGTCGGCGCGCCTCCTAACCTTGCACAGTACGACATCGTCTTTGCAGATCCGTCGAAGTGGATTCGAGTATCGAATAACCTGCATCAATCTGGGTCCAACCGTGTCGGCATTTCGAACAGCATGGGGAGTCTTCGGCTAGCCCCCGGCACCGCCGATTCCGTGTGCTTTACTGACGGGGCGGGCCGAGTTTTTGGCAGCCAGCTTCGGATTAACAGTCAAGCCGACATTTATCAGAGCCAGATCGCCAATTTCACCGCGATCGAGAATACGAACGTCCTTGAAGTATTGGGAGGGGGAGCTTCTTCCCTTAGCATTCGAACCGTAAATATCGGTGGTTATGCCCCGGGAGCATGTGCTGTATATGTGGGTAAAAATACTTCCACCAATCGCTCTCTCAATGCCGGCGGCACGTTGAATGCCAATGGAGCGGATTACGCGGAGTACGAAACTAAGCGCAACGATTGTGGTCCCGTCGAAAAAGGGCAGATTGTTGGATTTGATGAGAACGGTCTTATTACGGACAAGTATTCACTTTCCATCCGCTTCGGCATCAAATCAACTTCCCCCAATTTGGTAGGGGGTGACAGTTGGCATGAAGCGGCCGGAGAAGAGCCGAAACCTCCCGTCAAACCACAGGAACTCGGATCGCCTCCGGGAATGCCTATTGGTCGAATGAACGATGAGCAAAAGAAGATCGCCTTCAATAATCATGTGGCCGCGATGCAAGAATGGTCTTTGAAAAAATCGGAATATCTGGCGGCGATGTCGAAATATGAATCCGACATGCGTACCTATGAGGAACAACGTGCCGCCTACGATTTGAAAATCGAAGAACTTCGCTCTCGTGTTGACCGGATCGCCTATTGCGGGAAAGTGCCGGTGAATGTGATTGGCGCAAAGCCGGGGCAACACGTCGTGCCGGTTGCTTCGGAAGATGGAGGGATTGTTCCGATGCTCGTTGATGATTCATCGATCACCTTTGAACAATCCAAAATTTCTGTAGGCCGTGTTAATCGAATACTCGATGATGGTCGAGCAGAGGTAGTCGTAAAAGTTTCGTAACCAAGGGTAAGGAATATCAGGAAAAAACTCTTCTGTCTGGCAATTGCTTTCGTCTCTTCGATTGCATTTTCTGCCACTCTTACGCCTGTCCAACTCCTCAACCCGACAGGATCGACAGCCGGTCAAACGATCGTTTCAACTGGCCCTTCCAGCGCGCCCGGATGGGGCGTCGTTCCTCTGTCAGGGCTTTCTTCGATAGCCGCCAATACGGTTGTTGGGAATCCCAGCAGTTCTGCGGGAGCGCCGTCCGCTTTTTCGGTGCCGAGCTGTTCTGGCGCATCAAATGCTCTCGGCTGGACTACTAACTCAGGGTTTTCATGTAACGGCAGTGTGAATGCCGCTACGCTTCTTACCTTTACGTGGGCATCTCCGGGAGCGATCGGATCTACGACTCCCAGCACTGGAAGGTTCACGACGTTGCAGGCGACGGGTGCAATTACGCCTTCTAGTACTGCGGGAATCATCGGCACGACAACGAACGATGACGCAAATGCTGGATCGATTGGCGAGTTCGTCAACCCTTCGGCTACATTGGGAACGTCCCTTACGACCGCCACGCCTGTCAACGCTGCGAGCACGCCCTTGTCGGCAGGTGATTGGGATATTCAGTGCGTGGAGCGATTCAATGCGACAACGGCGACTGTAAACGCCATGGCCGGAGGGGTTACTCTCACATCCGCTACCTTCGACTCTTTCGGTACATTTGGCAATTTGGCGTGGGGAGCTTCTTCGATCGCCACGACGAACGCTTTCGTTGTCGTCTCTCCGGTTGTCCGGAAAAAGTTCGCTTCGACCACTACAGTCTATTGCGTGGCGAGCGCGACCTTTACCTCCGGAACCATGACCGTGGATGGATTCATCCGCGCTCGTCGTGCTCGCTAGATGGCTTCTGCGACGGCGATGAAGTTCATGACGCAAAACATTTGCTCAGGGTCTTGCGCTGTTGAACGCATGATCTTGAGCAGTTTCGTGGCGCTCAGCACCTTACGCCTGATTTCTTCGGTGGGGTAGAGGGTGCTTTCAAGTTTCGAAATGGCCTCATCGAAATCGGAAAGTTTCGCGTCTGTGGTATCACGACGGTTGATAGCCCTGAAGCCAAGACGGTTGAGCATAGCTTCGACTTCGATCTTGCACAGCCATTCGTTCACATCGTCGTAAGCACCTTCGAAGTGTGCGGCATGATATTCAGCCGCACTGTTTCTTTCCAAGAGAATCATCCCCGGAAGACCGTAATGAGGCTCATGGAGCATGAAGGTAGGGAAGAAGGGATTGCCTGACTTGATGATTATTTTGCCGCCCTTTTTCAGCTTGGAACGAGCAACCATGAACGTCTTCTCGATGGACGGCACATGCTCTAGAACGTCGAAAAGGAACACGTAGTCGAAATCGTTTGGAAGACGACTGGTGATGGATTCGTCAAGTACCGACCCGACGTGAATCGAGGCAGGATAACCGAATGCGGCTAGAATACTGTTCCCGTTGAAAGCTCTCGGCTCAGCATATTCAATTCCGGTAACGCAAGAAGCGCCGAGAGTCAATGCCGCTCGCATCGCGTGTCCGGACGCGCATCCAATGTCCAGAACTTTTTTGCCGTCTAGGGTAATCCCTAGATCTCGTTGTATCTCCTGAACCATCGCAAGCGCTGCTTGGAATGCGCCCATTTCCGATTCAAACCCAAGGTACGCAAGCTTGTTGGAGCGCTGACTATCTCGCATATGGTGGATGTAGCGGCGCGTAAAGTCTATTTCCGTATCGTAGTGACGAACTATGCGTTGGGCCGCATCCTCCGGGTCTCGGTCGAAGTCGGCAAACATCTCATCGTTCGATTTGTACATCCACGCCATGCGTAGCCCCTCGGGTTGTTTTTGATCGTCTGGATTGTACATCCTCACGGGCTACTGCCAAGCCCCGAGGTTGATAGCTCCCCGTCAGGATGACCGGGCTGTTCATAACACTATGGTAAGTACTTGATTTTCATGTCCTCGACATACCGATGGCGGCAACGCATTTTTACTCCATATTCCCTCTGCAAAGTATTGAGACAAAACGTAAAATCGTCGCCTGTGGCAAGGTACAACGCTTACTTACCAGATCGGCCTGAAACCCTTGCTGCGTAAGGCGCGTTCAAAAAGTGTTCAAAATTCGTTCATAACACCTTGACGCGAATCGGTTCGATCCCTCGCGGATCGGCGTAGATCCGGGCTGACTGGTCGCTCAGGTGTCCAAGGAGCGCCTTGGTGTCGACGTTGCCCTGTTTCTCGTACAACCGCTTCGACAGACTGCGGATTTCGTGGAACGTCGGCGCTCCTTCATCTGGTATTTCTGCCAGCTTCCGGGCCTTCAAGAACGCAGCCGAAAGGGCGTCAGCCGTCACACGATCGCCTTTCATGGTCTTGCCTTTCTGGCGTACATGGTGGATTAGATAGGGGCTGACGACTCCGGTCGATCGGCATTCCCGGATCACGTCCATCAAGGACTTCCCGACCACATCCATGCGAAGTGCCACCGGGATCTCGATCTCTACGCCGGTCTTCTGCCGATGCACCCGTGCGAAGTCGCCGTGTACGCAGCGGCGTGGCCAGTTAGCGCAGGTCGATCGATCTTGACCTGAAATGAGTGCGAGCATCATGGCCCGTTGCAGCCATTCGTTGACTTTCGGTGCGACCTTGTAGATTTCCATGAACTGTTCGAACGTCAAACGGCCGCGCCTTACGACCATCTTGATCGATTCGGTGTTCATTGCCGGGTTGTGCTCCATCAACCCGAGCGACGTGCCGCGTCGACAAACTGCTACCGCGCGGGCTCGAAGCTGACGAGCGAGGGCTATCTTCCCTTCAGCCTTCTTAGCTTCGAGCATATCGGCGATGTGCTTCGTCTTCAGGTCGGAGCAGAGAATAGAACCGAACTTCGTCGCGATGATCCTGTCGAGCTGCCGATTCAGCTTCGCCGTTCCTTTCGTTGCCGACACCGGCATTTTCGTCAAAAGGTCTTCGACGGTCGCATCAGACGTCGAAATCCGGTCGGACAGCGATTTCGTTTCCTTGCCGGCAGCCACCTTTGCATTGGCCTCGACAGCTTCGTAGATCGCTTGTTCGATCGGGATACGGCCCAATGCGTATACCTTCTTGTCTCGCGGATCGCGATAGACGTAGTAGCCCGGCCGAGGCTCATGAAGATTCGGCGGGAAGTGCGCTCGCTTCCTGATTCTCGGTCGGGCAGCCATCATGCGATCCTATGGACGAGACGAGGGCGCGCAGTGGGGTCTTGATACACTGCGTTTTCCTCAACGTAGTACGCATTCCCGACGATGATCGGAGCGGGGTAAATCTTCCCCTCTTTGATCCAGCGTCGAGCCGTCCGCATTGCGGGTGCCGGATTGAATTCCCGCGCAAGCCAATCGCTCAGTCTGATCTTCATCTCTCCACTCCTTCCAGCTGATCTCTAGTATCCGTTGCAAGACTTCCATTTAGGATGATCGCTCACCAATAGATGCCGCTGCACGCACGATTGCTCG